GCTAGTTTTGAACTAGACAGACATGTACAGACATTAAGAGTAAAGAATGGTCCACAAGGCTCCCAATTGAGAAAAAGAAGGAATGCCGTAAGAGCAAAAAAAAGTAGGGACTCTAACATAGACTTTGAATTTTTCTTTGATAGGGCCGCCTATGAAACTTTATCTAGAGAAATAAGAGATAACCTAGCATCACACTTTGATTCGTTTGTTGGTGATATTGTTTTAGAAAAGGCAAGGAAAGACGCTAGTGATAAGATAAGCAATATGGAAAGACGTTTCAAAGGTAAACTCAGTCCTACTAAACCAGCAGATGGTGACTTTTATGAAAAAATAGCTAAATCTTTGGAATTCACAAAGGGTGATGTAGGCACTAGGCAACCTAACCAGTTTACTCATTACTCTGCTGGTTCGTTTGATGATTCGGGTAAACTTAGCGGTGTTACCGGTAGTAGGGGAGCTAACCTAATAGAGTTAATAGGTACGGGTCCGTATGAACAATTCTTTAGCCCCTTTGGTGGTACGAAAAGACTTGGGAAGGGTACTGTCTTTCAGATAATGGGTAACTTAAAGGGGCAATAATATGGCAGTGGCGACAAAAACACAGTATTGGGAAAGTAGAATGATGGGTGAAAACCCTGCATCTTTGACTGGTACATTCAACGATGCTTGGACTACTGCTGCCGGTGGTGGTACTGCTACTGATGGTAGGTGGGTTATCACCAATGGTGTGTACAACATAACCCCAACCACTAATGACTACACTCTTGTAGCCTGTATTGAGTACACTACTGCCCCCGATGCTGGTGAGGTTCTTATGCGGTTGGATAACGGCACACATAGAGTAGAGATAAAATCTACAGGTAACTCTACTTCCCTATCCTTAGTCGGAAGTAGTACAGTAGCCATAAGCAATCTTGATTTATCTCTGGCAGAAGACAACCCAGTAGCTACTATTATTAGGCTAACTCTAAATTCTTCTGGTGCGGCAAAGGCATATGTGCATGAGATAATAGAGGATGACGACGGTACTGCCGTTTCCTATAGCGTTACAGGCACGTCTGGGTCCGGTAAGGACGTTAGGTGGGGTAACACCACCGGGAACGTAAAGTGGGCCTCTGTACACTACTCCTCGTTTGGTGCTTTCACGCCGGAGGAGCTTCTTCTATCTGACTTTGCACAAGATACGCTTGCCCGTATGGGTATTGGTATAGTAGAACAAATTAAAAATAGTGCAAGACCATACCTAAAAACACAGGTAGCTGATTCATCTATTGTTTATGGGTATGATATCTCATCACAAATGCTAAACAGACTGGCAACCCCTACTGTACATGTTCTAGTTGAGCAGTTGTCTTCGCCATCGTTTGAGTCTTTGGGTGGTGCTAAGATAACACAAGAGTATGATGTTAGGGTGTTTATTACGGTCAAGGGTACAAACTATGAAAACTCCTACCGCTCTTGTTTAAATATTATGGGTGAGGTATTCGATGAGCTATACACCAACACAGGTGTACAGGGTACAACTGATAGTATAATATCTTATCAAGCCCAGTTAGATTCTAAGATGGATAATGATGAAACAGTGTGCGTACATGTGCTAACCCTTACATATATGCGTAGAATTGATATGCGTCACCGATAAGAATGTTAATAAGTCACACCATCCGTAGAACAACCACATAGAGGTGTAACTATGGTAGAGTTTCTAAACAGATATGTTTCAATACAAAAAGAAGGAGATGCGGCCACAACACGTCATGGTAGCACAGGCTACGGTGATGAACCAACCGCAGGTACAAGTAACTTAGAGGTATTCGGAGAAGTAGATAGCGAATCGTTTGCTACAACTTATGACTTACTAACTAGAGCAGATATTTCAAGACCTATAGCAGCAAAGTCCGTTACTAGCACTGAGCGTTCAGAAGGAGATGTTTCTCTAGCAGTACAGGTAGATGATTTCGTAGGCAACTTGCTTTACGCTTTCTTCCCACAAGATGCACAATCCACTGTTGGTTCACAAGAAAAACACATTCTAACTGAGCCTTCTCTAACATCACCAACCGCAGGTCTTTACCCATCATTTACTATCCGTGTAGGTAGAGAGGAAAAGGAACACACATACACAGGTATGGTGGCTAATACTCTAAGCATCAGCGCAAACGTCGGTGAGTACGTAATGATGAGTGTCGGATTCTTGGGTAAGTCCGAGTCATTAACAGGCTCACTTGCTACACCAACCTTTGATGGAGCCGCAATAGACGCACTTCACTTTGCTGATGGAACAGTTAAGTTTGATGACGGTACAGGCGACCCACAAGCCGCATCAGCAAGCGTTAAGTCAATTTCTTTTGAGGTAAATCTAAACAGAGATACTGACAACGCATACGCTATCGGTAGCTCTACATATGGTCGTGCGCCACCAGCACAACGCAGAGAGATAAGCGGTACAATAGAGTTTAACAAGGTTCTATACGGCGACCAATCTCTTGATGAGCCAGACTATGACTCGCTAGTAGCAGCCGATGGTCTTGAGTACAACGATGGTTCAGCCGCAGTTATGACACTAAAATTCCTCGATGAAGCAGGGTCAGACTTTATAGAGTTTGAGTTTTTCAAGCTAAGATTTGAAGCACCTACCGCTAGTGTTAGTGGTAGAGATACCAACACAATGAGTGTAGGGTTTGTCGGTCTTTATGATGACAACCTTGGTGCTATGAGAGTAACTGCACAAGGAACCGCTCTTAGGGATGCACAATACGACGCATGAGGTGGTTAGTTGTACGAAGACTTAGCAAAAGATTACGACTTAGATGAGATGTCTTTAGAAATCTTGAAAGCTCAAGGGTCAAAGAGTCAAGCACTAAAGTACCTTAGAAGATTTCCTAAGAAGGTAGCTAAGAAAGTAGCACCAAAGGTAGCTCCAAAAGCAGCTCCTAAGATAGTAAAGAAGGAAGAAGAATAACAAATTCCTTAAATATACTATCTAGTATTGGAGATTAGAGTGAGAGTGAAACTATGCCTGTAATGAAAAAGGAAATAGAATTAGATGATGGACGAAAGATTTGGGTAAGACAAGCATCCGGCATGGAGCGTCTTAAGATTACCAACATACAGGGTAAGGCATTTAGAAAGATGTCCCACGCTGGCGACCCTAGTGATTGGACTGACGAACAGAATGAAGAATTCGTAAATATGTTAGATGAAATGGGTGGCGGTATAGAGCAGCAGATGTCTGCTTGGATTCCTCCCTGCATTCTTGATGAAGATGTGGATTACAACCTACTTACCTTTGAGGAGTTAAACACTATCCTACAGTTTGTACGTGGCGACGATGAGGAGGGAGTAGTCCCTTTTCAGAATTCCTAATGGTCGCACCGAGCCTCTGCATGGCCTTTAAGGGAACACTACCGTCTGACCTATGGCTCAAGTATTCGGTAGAAGGTGGTCGTCACCTTATGGAAATGGATTTGATTGTAGCTGCAAACATCAATGATAAAATAACTGAAGCTACAAAGGATGCTAAAAATAAAGATGTAAAGGGTATGGTTGCTAGGCGCAACCAGAAGCGTGAGCAACGCAAACTATTATCAAACAATAATGAGCTACTCGACCTGTTGAGAGAAAGCGGGGTCCCTATAGTGAATGACCCAAAGAGTAGTGGTGACGGGGAATGATACTAGCAGATAGTCTTATTTTTTCTTTTACCCCATTAGTATTATTCGCTTGTGCGGTAGCTATGATAGTGCTTCGTGCAGGTGCTTCAAGAATATTCTTCGACATCGTAGGTACGATGCAAGCTGAAAAACTAATCAAGGATTCTAAAGCAAACGCTACCATTATGGAAGCTCTTTATCTAGATGCTTTAGCTGGAATACAAGAAGGCTTCATGGAGTTAGGTGCTGGTTTCAGTGCTATGATGGATGACGTAATACCTATAGGAAAAGAAATAGGTGAGGCTGCTAGGCAGTTTGAAAAATTCGTAAGCACAGGAGAAGATATAGACGAGTTAAATGCACAAGTTATTGACATAGGACACTCATTTGGTTTTTCAGCAGACCAAGCCTTTGATGCTGCTGCTAAAATGGCGCAACTAGCGGGTGTTCTAGGACCCGGTTCTACTGCCACTGGTACTGAAGTTGGTATGGCTTTTGGTATGATTTCTGGTATGTCTACAGAGGCGGCTATGCAGAGGATGGTGAATCTTCAGCAACAGACTGGGTTTATGACAAAGGGTATAGATGAAAACACTAGTGCTACTATAAGAAACAATATGATACGTGAGAATAGCTTCCGTATTATGGACCAACTAAACTCAATTGAGAATACTTCGGTTGCTACAATGTCCCAACTTACTTTCGTCATGAATCAATTCGCCGCACAAGCTAATCTTGCTGGTGAAAGTATAGCAAGTATGGCTGCTATGTCTGCGGTTCTTGTTGAATCTGGTGAGGAACAAGGTAAGGCTGGTAGAGCTTTGCGTATGATATATGCTAGGTTAGGTGCTGATACGGGTGGTGCTAGAAAGGCATTGGAAGAATTAGGAGTTGCCGTTGTAGACGCTGAAACTGGTGCTTTGCGTCCACTTTCAGATGTGCTTGTTGATTTACAACCTGCATATCAAAACATGACTGGCGAGCAAAAACAAAACCTAGCGCAAACTGTAGCTGGTAACGTGCATTATACCAGACTGATAAAACTACTTGAGGGTACAAGTAGAATGCAAGATTTACATACTGAAGCTATGGTAGGTGCATTCCCAGCTCAAGAAGAAATAAACAGGCTTCAAGAAACTAACCTATTTAATTTAGAGCAGATGGAAAACAAGTTAAAAACAGTTAAGGGCGTATTAGGAAATGAGCTTATGCCAACTATGACTGAAAGTACAAAGACACAGATGGTATTTTTCGATACAATAGCTCAAGCGGCACATCATGATGGTGCATTGTTTAGTCTAGGCAAAGCACTAAGTATTACTACTAACGGATTTTTTAGGTTAGCTGAAGTGATGCGTAGTATAGTGGGTCCCTTTGCACAACAGATACTTTCGGTTATGCACTTGAGAATAGCCACTGAAACACTTCATCACGTAAGACGTGCTATGAATAAGGAGGATATGTTTCATACACTCACAAGGAAAGCTGAAACTCAAGAGATACAAAGACAAGCTGGTATAGTTAAAAATAGTTTGTTACCTGTAACCAAAGAAGAATTTGAAAGCAGAAAGAAAACAGTACGAGAATATGAAAGACAGATAGCGGTTCTCAAAAGAAAGAATCAATTGACTGACCAAGAAAAAGATAGGTTAAAAATGTTAATCAGATTAAAGCGAGAACACAGAATGGATATCTCAAATGCTACAGTAGCAACACAGGAACATGCTCTCGCTATGCAAGCCGCCGGAAACGCTACTAATCTATTTAGTATGGGTCTTGGTGTAGCTGGTACTAGCTTGATGGCCTTTGGTGGCTCGCAAAGAATGATAAGAACAGGTATGGTTCTGAATACCTTTGCTATGATAATACAAACTGCAAAACTAGCGGCTTCTACTTTAGCAACCACAATGGATAGTATAGCTAAAGCAAAAAATACAGGAATAACTATGGCTCAAGCGACTGCCGCTCAATTTGCGGCGATAAGTAATACGGCACTAGGTACTTCTTTCTTTTTCTCAGCGGGTGGTGCAAAAGCTCTATTGACGAGCTTAGGTCCTATAAGCCTAGTGTTATTAGCTTTAGGTGGTATAGCACATCATATTGCTGGTAGATTTGATGATGTGAACAACACTATTGATGATACAAATAATTTATTTACTGATATGGCTGGTACAATAGATATAGTAAATACTATGAGTATGGATGAAATACAAGCAAGTATTGACGCCGCAGACGCATCTATAAACAACATAAAGGAATCAGAAGACTCTCTTACTAAAGCAATACTAGATGGCCATGAAGCCGAAAAGAAAAGATTTGAAGATGCTAAAAAGATGAAAATACTACAAAGCCCAGAAGCTAAAAATTTAGCTTTACTTATGGATGAGGCAAATAAACTGTCTGATGAAAAAGGTCACATATTTTTCTTTACGGCTGAAGGAATAAAAAGAGGTAAAAGTAAAAGAGATAAGGCATTTGATAATTTAGAAGATGAATATGGTAATTTGTTTAATACCTTAGATGATATGGGTATTGATTCTTCAGCAGCATTAGCAGAATTCAACATAGCAGGTTTAGAAGGAATGGCTAATAATGTTGGTGATTTTACAGATAGCATAGGTGGGTCTTTCAGTGAAGCAGAAGATTCCATGCACAGTTTCAACAATGCTAGAGAGGAGTTGTTCTTTGGCTTCTCCTCCTCTAACCTTACAGGCGACTTAATTAGACAGGTTCAACAACAAGGAGTAGAAAACCTTATTACTAACACAGAGGTAATCATGACTAACAACTTCAACGGCATGACTGTCCCAGAAGTAGCAGACCAAATTTTAGAGGAGATAGAGAGTAGAGCGAACCTAAGTGGTATATCACTTTCTATGTCGGCGGCATAGGTGAGTAAATGGTAAGGACTGTAACACAGAAGTACCAGATATGGCTTGCTGGTTACTACGATGACTTCAATGGGGCTAGGGCTATACCAGATTACAAGAATACACCGTCAAGCACTAGCACTTACACACACTTAGCTAGTCACTATGGCAACCCGTTAAATGGCGAGGCATTCCTAAACCCCAGATACAGGTGGTCTGTAGAGGAAAGAGCTATAGACTCCAACAAAGTAGCTGGTAATTCGTCAAGGGTATCTGGCACTAGCCCAGTAAATAATTTTTTAATGAACGATGGTTTGTTTGAGTGGCTTACCTTTGATGATACAAGACTAGGTAAGGATGACTACGAAGGTAGAATACACTTACAATATCCAGACGGACACGTTGCTAACAGATACAAATTCAACAACGACTCAAACTACGGTAGTGACTTCTATCAGAGATTTATCAACGGACATAACAGTGACGCTTCTTACATAGTCCCTGTTGGTGACAATGACGCATCGTTTGGTAGGTCTGATATGAAAAGATATACTGAGGCTAACTATGAGGATAAGAATGGAGGTATAACATCTACTACTGGTAACTTCGTACAAAGAGCGCACCTTACCGGTGTCTGGATGGGTGAGCAGTTAGAACAGGCAGACATAGCCGATACGACTCCCTCTCAGCTTTTCGCAGAGTTGAAGTCACCTTCTGGTCAGCCGTTTCTTTGTGTACAGACCGTTAGGAAACACATAGACAACGACAGTGCTAGTGTACCAGCTATCATATACGACGGACCACTCAACACCAGACTTGACGGAGATACGTTTACTGCAAGAATAGCAGTACGTGGTTTTATGGCCTCTAATACTATAGCAGTATGGGATGACATGAAGGTAAGGTTTGAGATTGGTTTTCCTCTATCACAAGCAGGTATCTTAAATGATGAGGGTTACACCGGTGCGGCGGCTATAGACTTTACACTAGACTTGGCAGACATAAGCTATGATACACAGGGTCTACTGTACAGTGGTAGTAGCTTACAGAGCTACACCAACGACAACTCTTGGATTGATGTTGATTTTGTCTTTGATTATAGTAACAATAAATTTAAGGCGTACCACAACGGCACAGAAATAACAAGCGCAAACGCAACCGCAGGTTCCTACATTAGCGGATATGCGCTATCTGCCACCGCATCTAATCTATACGGCTACCAGATAAGCATAGAGTCAGATGAAACAGACGGGACCTATGGCTACGTTTCTTATCTGATGTTAGATAGAGCTGGTTTGGTAAGGTATCTTACCGATGACTTTACTTCTAGTGATGAAGCACTGGTAGATAAACTTAGCGTAAAACAAAGTAACAACGGTATATCTTCCTGTAGTGTGAAACTACATGATGACCCAGCACTAACTGGTGGTTCTTTAGGTAATGCCGCAACAGACTATCTACTTAACCTACGTGGTCTTTTTGTTTCCTCTACGCCTATAGATTGGAGCCTGTTAGTATTTGCTGACACGGATAACAGAATAGATAGGCCGGTATGGAGAGGCACTGTAGATACATTTAGCATCACACAGAAAGCTAGAGGCAGGGAGTTAGATATAACTGCTAAGGATTCCTTAGATGCACTCAACAATCAGATACCATTGTGGGACGTAGGGCAGAAGGCGCAGAACGAAACAGGCGATGACACTACTTACTGGTCTTACTCAGCACAGGGATTCAGAGATGCTATGTATCTAGGGGCAGGTAAGCTAAAGTTACTAAACAATGATGTAGGGTTTGACGCTGATAATACTTTTTTGGAAACATCAACACAAAGAACACAGTTAGGTTCTGGTCATCCTATACAGATGTATAACAATGAGAATACAAACACAGGACCAAACAGTATAGAAGATTTCTATGAGGGTGTAGGTATAAGAAGCATACAAGAAAATCGTTCTGCTTCAGTTAATAATATAGACATAAGACTAACTTCTGTATTGCATGGTCTTACTGGCGGGGAAACAGTAAGCATACAAAACTCAAACAACCATGATGATACAAGCGTCACCGTGGTAACGGCAAGTGCTAGTAGTGCTACGATAACTGTATCTGGTTTAACATACTCACCAGAATCAGCCGAAATACTATACGCTGGACCTAGAAAAATAGCTAATGGGGCTAGTAGTTATGTAAATGATGATGGTACTGTAAATGATGAAGGTAACAATAGTGTCGGTTTCTTAAATTTATTACCACAAGGTACAACCGCATGGGATATTTATAGTGGTTTTAACCCACATGCAAATTTATACACTGGGGAAAATGGTCCATACTATCTTAATTTTATTTTTAGTGCTGACCCAAATCTAAAGATAGGCGACAAGTTTACGATGAATAAGAGAGATAAATCTCACGCCTTATCGGGTGCTTCTGCTGGTATAAAAACGGCATATGAACAAATTCATAGAGTAACAAAAATAACTAAATTTAGAAACTACTTTACTGTAGCTAACTATACAGAAGATTCAGTGTTTTATTTTATAGAAACAGATACTAGGGGCGGAGTACCCGGTTCAGACCATTATGGCGATATATCTGTTGATGGTGGTTTATTAGAACCCACACAAAGATATGAGTGGACTAAAGAGCAAGGTGTTTTATCTGGTGCTTACATTAGTGGGTCTAACCACGTAAAAGCAAAGCATAGAGCTATACACGCAAGATGGATGAGGGACTTACCGGAATCTCTTTGGTTCAAGTATCATTACGGTTTGGTAGAAGAAGACCCCGTTAATAACTCATTAGCGCAACAACACCTAAACTCTCAGACTATTGCTCGCACAACTGGTAGCATACCCAGCACCAGTATCATAATACCACAAGCTACATACGACAATATTCCTAGTAGTGGGGTAGCAGAAATATGGACTAACCCCAGTGCTGGAAGCCAAGTCTTCCAAGAGAAGTTTATCTATCAAGGAAAGTCTAATGTTAGTGGTACTTATAGATTATTAGGTTGTAAGTATATTAACAATGTTTATACGGTAAGTGGTAATAACTATGTGTTAAAA